CTGTCTACACAGTGCTTTTTACTCTGTTTCGCTTAAAATTTTCTTGCATCACCTACTTGACTTCATACCATTGGACTTTCTTAGTCAGTTTCGATGGAAGTGAAAGTCGGGTGGATCGACTCGCCATTCACATCCTGGGATTGGATCAGTTCGGAGACCCTTGATTTGGCCTCCATTCCGTATTCGTTCACCACCTGCACCAAATCGCCGATGGTAAAGTCCTTGCCGTAGACAAATTGCCGGGTAGCGTCGATTTCTCCTTCAAAGGCTTTGGTAACCTTGGTTTCCGCCATGGCCTCCTTGCCCTTTGCCTGGAGTTGGGTGATGTATTCTGCGTTGGCCGCCGCCTCCTGGCTGGCAATCTCCTCCTCCGTCATGCCTTCTTCTGATGTGACGGTTTCCTTGGATACGCCCGCGGCGTCAACAAAAAGTTCTCTCCGGTCCAGCCCGGTTCCGCCGCCGTCATCGTCCGTCACCTCTGTGATGGTCCGCTCCGAGCCTTCTCCGCTGCCGCCCACAAAGGCCGCCGTCTTTAGCGACTTTTTGGTTTCCAGATAGTTGCTGGACAGCATGTTCTCAAAATTGGGGGAGAACACAACAGGTGGAAGAGCTGTCTGGTCATAGGAGCGATCCTTTCCAGCATAAAGTTCAAAGACAAACCCGCCGTCCCCGTAGGGCAGGACGCGCCATCCGATGTCCTTCTCTTCGCACAGGGTGTTGATGGCCTCATACAGCGTTTCGCCAAGAAATTGGGTATCCAGAGTCAACCCGGTGACAGCCGGATCAGTGGAAGCTCGGAAAATCAACCCCGGTATCTTCCGCTTGGAGTTGCTGGGGCTGATGGCATTCTCGTTGAGCAGTTTTTGTACGCCATTTTGAAAATTGCCGCTCAACACGGTATATGCCGCCACCACCCGCCGCTCCAGAATAGACTCCAGTGACCGACCCGTTACCGTCAGATGGTTCCCCTCTTCGGCATTGGTGTCGGTCTGAAGCTCCTCAATAATCATCATCCGGTCTGAGGATTGGATTTGTAGATAGTGGTCCTGTTTGAGAAAGCCCAGCGCCGCAGTCTCCACCGGCATATAGATTTCAAAGTCTCCGTACCCACGGAACCGGTCCGTCCAGATAAAGGACTCAAATTTATCCAGCACCGCTGTGGTGGCGTAGCTTTTGTCTAAAATCAGTGCTTCCACATCACACACCCCCATAAGCGTTCCGGTAGTTGAAGGTCACCACAAGGTTCTTCTCCCCGGTTTCTGCCGTAAAGCTGAACTCGTTCCGGCCGTTGCTCAGCTGGAACCAATCCGCGTCCTTGTTCAATGCGGCGATGATGTTAGTGTAAGCGCCGTTGCGCAGCAGCCGCATGGATTTTTCACCCTTGACAGTGGAGATGATGATGTCGTCCCCCTGCATCAAAGCGTTTCCCGCAATGGTCGCCACTTTGTCCGTGTCGATCTCCATGGTCTCCCGGGTCACCGTGTTGTAGAGAGTAATCCCGGTAGCTGCGCCGTTAAAGTGAATGTTGATGACAACGCCGGTGTCGGCGTCCCCTTCGTAGTTCAGTTCTGCCCGGGTGTCCAGCCGGATCTCGCCGAATTCCAGAAGATTTTCCGTCAGGGAATTGTTCTCAAATGGGAACTCAAACGCCGGCTGGACGCCCACAAAGGCCATCTCATTGGTGGCCGCCTCGTAGAAATGCGGGTCCGGGCAGATAATCGAGATTTGGGTGGACTCCTGCTGGGAGAAGATGTTCGGCTCGTTGGACTCCACATAACCCGTGGTCTCAACCAGCCGGTTGTCCGTTTCCACCAGCAGGGTCACCGCTTTCTTGATGGGGAAAAAGGAATAGGTCTTCTGCCGCACCGTTTCAATGCTCGGAATAGGCAGCAGAATCAAAGTAAGTACGATGTTGCGCTCCGTGGCCCGGGCCGAGGCAAAGATAGAGCCGTCCATAGTGGCAAGCTCCGTCGAGTTAATGTTCGCCTTGCTCGGCCCAAGGCCGGAGATTTCCTGAATAATGAGCCCTGATGACTCGGGGGCCCGCAGGACGAGCTTCAGGGACTCCCCCTTGGGGTTGGTCACGGTGACGGATTGAATCATCAGGGTAAGCCTCCTTTCAGTTGAGAGAATAGGTTCTTGGTGTTGCGGTAGAGCGTAGTGCGGTCCAGCGATTTAGGGGAATAATTGTTCTGGGTGAAGTTCTGAACCGTGGTCCCGCCGGAACTGCTCTCCTTGGAGCTTCCCGTGGATACCGCCTTGCGCGCGGCGGACGCCGCTACCCCGGCCGCTTTGGCCAAGGTTCCCATGGGGGACAGGCTCAGCGCCGCGGTCATTGCGATGGCAGCCCCAGTCTTGGCCTGGGACACCATGTCGTCCATGTTCATCACCCTTCGGACCGAGCCGCCGGAGCTTGCCGCGCTGGCTCCTCCACCCACTGAGATGGAAACGCCGCCTCCGGCGCCCCCACCGATGGCGCTCATTGCTGCCGAGTACGCCGCCATCGCCATGGCCGCCGCTTCCTGTGCCGCCCGCTCCACATTGGAACGGATGCCCTCAATAAAGCCGTCTACAAGAACGGATGCGGCGTTGACCCAGAGCTGCTTCTGCCCAATGATGCTGTTGGCTCCCGCAGACACCAGAGATACCGCTGCGTTGGTCACCTTCCCCTGATTGGCGAGGATGCCGTTGGCAAACCCCTCCACCAGTGCGTTCCCGATCTCGCCCCAGCCGTCCGACTGATTGCGGAGGGCTTCGCTGTATTGGACGACAAGAACCGACGCATTGGTCTCCGATGCAGTCACAATGCCGTTGATAGCAGCCTGATAGGCGCTCTCGGCCAGACTGGCTGCGGCTTGGGCCGCCTGCTCCACATTGCTCTGGATGCCGGCGATAAAGCTGTCCACCAGCACGCCTCCCGCCTGGTTCCATGTCTGGGACTGGCTGGTAATACTGTCGGCGCAGGCGGACACCATGGAGGTAGCCCCGGCCTGGACGGCCTGCGGAGCTCCATTTTGAAGTCCTGTGCCGATGCCGGCGGCCATGCTGGTTCCGATTTCAGTGGACTGTGTCACCAGCGTACGGAAAGTTCCCTCGGCACTGGTCTGATAGGCTACCTGCACATTGCTCATAGCGTCCGCCACGACCTTCTGCACATCCACGCTCATGTTCTGCGTCATGGCGTTTGGATCGTATCCAGTGCTGCTTTGAGCAGCGGCTTTGATCTCCTCCAGACTAAACCCGAAGTTCAGCAGGGTCTCTTGGTTCTCGTTCAGATACTCCGCGTATTTCTGGAAGGCCTCCCGGTTTCGCTGGGTCGCTTCCGACTGGGCCGTATTCAGTTCCTCCGCCAGCTCCACCAGTTCGATCTGTTCCTGCAACAGCTTGTTGTAAGCCTCTTGGGTATCCTCGCTGGCCGCTCCAAGCTGATCCAGCGTTGTCTGATACTCCGCCTGTGCGTAGGACACCTTTTGGCTCTGAAGCTGAAGCTTGTTGGCCAGAACAGACATCTCCATGGCTTCCTTTTCCGAGGCCGTGGCTGTCGCGCCATACAGCTTCTCCCACAGCTGATACTCCAGGTCTGCGGTGGACGCGTCCAGATCGAATTTGTCCAGTTCCGTCTTAAAGGCGTTTACGATGTTCTGCGCCTTCTTGGCGGCGGCCTCTTCCGCGCTCATGTCATTGGTAATGCCCTCGGCGATGCCCATGACGATATAGCGCCCCACTTCGTCCCGCATAACTCCGGAAGGCGAGTGGATATCCAGCTTGTCTTTGAATGCTTGGACCACGATGGCCGCCATAGAAACTGCGGCATTTGTCGCGGTATAGGCGTTTTCCTTGATACCGTTGGCCAGACCCACATCCACATACATGCCCAGAAGTTTGAATTCTCCTGATGGGGAGTTGATGTCCAGCCGGGTCTTTGCCGCGGCCAAAGCCGCATCCGCCATCTGCGCAGCGGCGCTTACCGCCGTTTGAATGTTGGCGCGGATACCGTCCGCGAAGCCTTGGGTTACATTTCCGCCGGCTGCAACGAACTGCCCCCGCCGGCTGTTGATCACGGCCAATGTCTGAATCAGGAGTGTGTTGACCACTACCTTCACCGTTTCTCCACGGCTCTGGATCGTGGTTACAATCCCTTGGATCATGGATATGGCCGCTTCGTTCATGTTCGGGATCTTCATACTGACCGCATTGACCAGCCCGTCCGACAAAGTTCCCATAGCGGACACGGTCACCGGCATACGGATCTGAATGGCCGAAGCCATCGAGTCCAACATACTGGACACCGCGTTGTTGACTTGCGTACCGGAGTTGGCAAATGCCTTGGTAAAGCTGTCCAGACCGGCCAGCGCCATAGCGTTCAGCGCGTTGCTGAAATTGTAAAATCCGCTGGCGTCCAGACTTTGCGTACCCTCGACAAGTTCCACCAGCCGCCAGACCTGATCGATGACTCCGGACAGCTTTGCCGGGTCTGCGCCGGCGATCTGGGAATAGTAGTACCCCATATCCTCGCCGAAGGCCGCGATGTCGTCGCCAAAGTCCGCCAAGGTCTGCTCTCCGCCAAACCATTTGTCAAACAGGGAAATATCAGGCAGACCGGAGGCCAGACTGGAAAGCGCGGACGCTGCGTTGGCCGAGGCCGTCACCGCATCCGGCTCCACATTGCGGATGGCAGCGGCATAAGCCGCCAGATCAAAGCCGAACAGCACCAAATCGTCACCAAAGTCCGCGATATTGTTGTCCCCTGTGAAGAAAGCCACAAGGCCTCCGCAGTTTGGGATGGTGTCTGCCAGCGCCACCAGCGCCTGCCCCGCTGCGGCCGAATTGACGACCGCTTCCGTGTCCAGACCTGCCACAGCCAGTGAATATGCTTTGATAGATGTACCGAAGGAGACAAGCTGTGTACCAAAGGTGTCCAGATTGTTTTCTCCGGTAAAGAAGGCTACTGCGCCCCCGCTGTTGGGGAGCGTCTTCGCCAGTTCCGCCATGGCCTGTCCGGCGGTGGCGGAGTTCTGTACCGCCTCCACATCCAAACCTGCCACCTCATTGGAGAACGCTTTGATAGCCCGTCCGAAGGGGATAAGCTGTTCGCCGAAGGCGTCCATGTCATTCTCTCCGGCAAAGAAGCCGGCAACGCCTCCGCTGTTGGGTAAGGTAGCGGCCATCTCGGCCATAGCCTTTCCCGCGGTGGCGGCGTTGGTGACTACTTCGGCATCCAGCCCTTGGACTGTCCCCGCGAAGGCCATCATGGCCCCGCCGAAGGATACCAGCTGTTCGCCGAAGGCATCCATATCATTTTCGCCAGTGAAGAAGCCTACCACACCCCCGCTATTGGGCAGGGTGGCGGCCATCTCGGCCAGCGTCTTTCCGGCGATTGCCGCGTTGGATACGAGGTTGCCGTCCATCCCAGCGATAGACTGGGAAAACGCCAGCATGGACTCCCCGAAGGGAACCAAGTCCTCTCCAAAGGAGGCCAGCGAAGAGCCGCCGGTCAGCCAGGAGGTCAGCGCGTCCAAAATATCAGCCGCAGTGAGCAGCAGGACTGCTTCTGTCAGGGCTTTCACTCCATCCATCATAGCGGGCGAGATCTTGCTTGCCCCTTCTACAAAAGGCTGCACATTGGTCATAAAGTCGCTCAAGTCCGACCCGATTTCCGGGAACTGACCTGTAACGCCGCTCACAAGGCCGCCGATGATACCGCCCACAAAGCCTCCAATGGCGTTGCCGATGCTTTCCAGCAGCGTCCCGCCCTCATTGATCAGCCAGTTCAGGCCGGGGATCTGTGCCAAGGCGCCTATTGCGGCCAGTACCAATGCCAGTTCCGCAATCACTGCGCCCATGCCTACGATGCCCACCATAGCGCCGGGGACTAACCCGGCAACCGCGCTCAATGCCGTCATCATAGCGGCTAAAAGGCCTACACCCACGATGCCTTTGAGCAGCACATCGGTGTCCATTCCGGACAAAGCGTCTACAATGCCGGAGAAGAACGCCATCAGCACATCCACCGCCGCCTGAATCAGCGCCGGCAGGTTTTGTGCGACTCCCTCCAGCACCGCAATCAGAAATTGGAAAATAGAATCTACAATGCTTGGGGTGTGGTTTACAAGTGCCGCCAGTACGCCGTCAATCAGGGTCAAAGCCCCTTCTGCCAGCGCGGGAACGCACTCCACCAGTACATCGATCAGTGTAAGCACCACGGCTTTAAGGGCCTCTCCGATGGCTGGTGCGCCTTGGGCGATCACCTCGCAGAACGCGATGATAGCCTCGCCAACCTGTGTCAATATAGCCGGGATAAGGGCTGCCACACCGCTGATAATCGCTGTAACGCCGGCGACAATAGCAGTAGCGCCTCCGGCCAAAGCCAGCGCCAGCGCTGTAATGCCGGTCGCTAAAAGGGCAACGCCGGCTCCGGTTGCCGCCACGCCAACACCGATCAGCGCAAGAGCCGCGCCCAGTGCGAGAATGGTCGGCGTAAGCGGGGCCAACAGAGCGCCGGCCACGCCGATTACCGTAAAAGCTCCTGCCAGCGTAATCAGGCTCTTGGCAATTTGCTCCACGCTCATGCCACCCATCAGCCGTAGGGCCGGAGCCAGTGCCAACAGAGCGGTAGAGGCCACCAGCAGCGCCGCGGAACCGGACAAGGTGCCCTGCATAAGCTTAAGCGCGATTGTTAGTTCCGTCAGGGATACGCCGAGGGTCAGCAGGCCCTTCCCGATTTCCTCCATACTCATGCCGCCCATCCGGCTCAGCACGCTTGCCACGATTTGCAGTGCCGCGGCCACGATGACCAGCCCTGTTCCGGTGCCGATCAGGTTGTCGGGCATGAACTTCATCGCAATCGCGATTTCTGCCAGAGCCACCGCCATAGAGGTCAGTCCCTTGGCCAGTGTGGGAATATCCAAACCGCCCAAATCGCTGACCGCCGAGGCAAATATCTTCATGGATGCGCCGACCAGAACAAGCCCTGTCCCAATCCCCACCATGTTGGCGCTGCCGCTGACCAGCTTAGTGAATCCGCCCAGCGCGGCCAATAGCGTGGCGACGCCGGCAAGGCCCTTGACCAAGGTCGGAATATCCAGCCCGCCCAAAGAGGAGCAGGCGATTGCCAGAATGTTGATTGCCGCGGCAAGCACAACGATGCCGGTTGCCGTGGAAATCGAGCCGCTTTCAAACTTCGCTATGCGGAGGAAAACAGCCACCTCCGCCAGTAGGACGCCCACGCCGGTCAGTCCTTTTGCCAAGGCGTCCCAATCCAATGTGGACAGCTTCTTGCAGGCTGACGCCAGAATGCTGATTGCGGCGGCGAATACCACAAGGCTCGTCGCCCCTTGGATGGCGCCGCTGCTGGACATGAGTTTGGAAGCCGCCACCAGAACACCTGCCATACCGGCGATACCCACCAAACCCTGAGCAATATCCTCCCATTCCAAATCCGCCAGCTTCTTCATCGCACTGGAAAGGATCAGGATTGAGGTGGACATCAGGGTCATGGCGGCGGCATTCTTGAAGAGTCCCTTGGCCGCTGCGCCGCTGATAGTGTTGAACACCGCCATAGAGGCCATCAGCTCCACAAACAGCATCGTAATAGCGCCCAAGGCTACATTGAGCTTTTCCGAATCCACCACTGACAGCGCCACAATGGCCGCGGTGAGGATCGCGATAGCTCCGGCAATCTTCAACAGGGTTCCCGCCTGAAGCTGGGTTTGATAGGCCTCAAAGCAGCCCTTTACGCTGTTGAGGATGCCCACCACATTGTCCTTGATATCACCAATGGCCTCCAGCGGCTCAGTGAATTTCTTGACGGCCAGCGCAATACCCCCGAAGGAGAGCGCGTTGATAAAGTCCAGCACCCCGCTGAAATCCGCGTTGCCAATGGCCGTAATTAGGGTGCTCAGTCCACCGCTCAAAGCGTCGATCGCCCCGCCGGCCAAAGTCTTTACGCCGTTGAACAGGGTTTGCATGATTTGGAAGAATGCGCTCCCCGCTACGGCGGTGTCAATGTTGTCAAAAGAAGAGAGAATGCCGTCCTTGAATTCCGCCAAGGCCTCGCCGGCCGCGTGGAGCCGCTCGCTGATTTTCTCCATCAGGGTCTGAACCAGCTCCAGTCCCGGAGCGCCGATTTTCTCCTTGATGGTGTTCAAGAAGTCCTGCACCGACTCCTTTGCTTCCGCCAGTGTAGGGAGATGCAGCTTTTCCCGCACCGCGTCGGCAAATTCTGTAATGGCGGTCACGGCGTTTCGAATGAAGTCCGTCAGCTTCTGAACGCCTTTGTTGAAAATGTCGTTCTTCCGGATGGCCCCGTCGAGGTTTACCAGCCAGTCGCCCGCTGCCGCCGTAACGGAAAGAAATCCGGAGGCAAGCGTCCCGAGGCCAGACAACAGCGGTTTAACACCGTTGAACAGAGCTGTAAAAGCCTGAACGCCGATGTCCAGCACAGCAAATACGCCTTTGAAGGTCCGCTTGATTTTGTCCATCGTGCCTTCAGACAGGATAAGCCCTTGGGTAAACTGATGCAGGCCTTCAATAATGCCATAAAGCTGCTCCGAGGTGGCAGGCGGGAAAATATCCGCCCATGCCTCTTTCACTGCGCTGAAATAGCTCTCAAGCGCCTTGCAGATGTTGAGCAAAGACTCGAACAGCAGTTCTCTGCCGCTCTTCCGGGTCATGTTTTCCACCAGTTCAGAAACCGGGCCGGTGGCACTCTTGGCCTGCTTTTCCAGTTCGCGGATTGCCTGCACCTGTTCCTCGGTATAGCCTGCGTTCTTCAGCTGCTCGTCGCTCAGTGCCGCCAGCCCTTCTGTGGTGCCGGTGGCCTGATTGGCCAGCTTGTCCAGCGTCTGAACCAGAATATCCGTGGTCAGCCAGCCTTTGGACAGGGTGTCGTCGAAAGAACCCGCTTCCTCCACCATCTTGTCAAAGTCGGTAACGGTTTCCGAGGCGGTCTCCTGAAGGGCGGTCCGAAAATCGTCCACTGAAAAGCCGACCTCTTTAACTGTGTCCTTTAGCTGCCCCCAGCTGGACATCAGCGCCCCGCTCAGCAGGGAGTTGCGCGCTTCGGAAGACGCGCTGATAATATTGCTGAAGAAGTTATTGAATTCCGTGAGGGTCTTTTTGGCTTCCTCATAATCGCCCACAATAAGCTGCCAGGTTTCCGCCCAGCCGGACTGTGCGCTCTCCTTCAGCGTGTCGATTAACTGGCTGAAAGTCTTGACATCCTGTGCCGCGGCGAAGGCCTTCTTACCGATGTCCGTTGTTTCATCAGCATACTTGCCCAAGGTTTTAGTCAGAACATCCGTGGTCATCCACTGACTGCTGAGGGAGTCATTGAACATGGTAGTGGTCGTGAACAGGTCAGAGACCTTCCCGTTCAGATCCGTGGTGGTGGACTGGTACTGATCGCCCACCTTTACCAGCGTCCCCAGCTCCACAGCCGTTTCAATCAGCTGTTCCTTGAATTCCACGGTGGCCATATTGGCCAGCTCGATGGATTTCCAGTCAATCAGCCGGACGCTGCCGGAGGACAGTGCCTGACCAAAATTATACATGGCTCGGGACGCCTCGTTGGCATTTGCGCCCGATACAGCCGCCACATTGGCCACACCCTGAATGGCCGCCACCGCGTCATCCAGATTGACGCCGGCATTGGTAAATTTGCCGATATTCTCGGTCATGTCGGCGAAAGAATAGATGGTTCGGTTCGAATAAGTATTCAGCTCGTCCAGCTTCTGGTTGACGACATCCAGACTTTCGCCTGTGCTGGCCATGATGGTCTGAATAGAGCCCATCTTCAGCTCATACTCATCAAAGCCGCTCTTGATTGGGTCGATGGTAAATGCCGCAAGCATCCGCTTTCCTGCGTTGACTGCCGAATTCGTAATATTGGCCAAGGCGGTCACTGCCATGACCTCCAAGGAGGAAAATCTGGCCTGAACGGTCTCCAGCGCACCGCTGAGCTTGGACATATCACACCGCTTTGCCGCGTCGTTGACCTGTTCCAGCCCCTTTGCCGCACCCTCCATGTCAAGACTCTTCTTGAGTCGGTCCAGCGTATTTAGGCTGGTCTGCACATTCGACTCGAACTGCTGGTTGTCAAATCGCATTTTAACAACCTTTTCGTCAATCGTAGTGCTCATGGCCGCGTAACCTCCCTCCATGCGTCTTTTGCAATCTGCTCAAAAATAGGCCGGATCGCGGGGTTGATGTAATCTCTCCCTTGGACCCAGCCTCCAGTCCCAGTGCCATGCCCATATTGGAGAATGATGGCGATGGGGACTCCATTTTGAATGTTTGAATTGCAGAATGAGATCGTGACGGACCCCTTCTGGTGTTTGATTTCGTAATACCAAGAACGGGCCGTTTCGCCGGACTCTACCGGCGTTGCAGACGACAGGGCGGCCACACCGGCCTTGCCGTACCGGTCAAGGTCTCCGAGGTGGATTGCCTCTTTCGCCCGTTCCAGAAAGCGGGTCAGCTTGGTAAAGTCGCCCTGTTGTCTGAATCTGATCATGCCGGTTCTCTCATCCTCTCGTATTCCACCGTTTCCGTCTGGCGGCATTCAGCGCGCGGTTTCGCGCAATCTGCTCGCTCTTCGGAATCTTCTTTGGCGGCTGGCTCTTTGCATCGCAGACGCGGATCAATGTCAGCAGCCGGTTCAGGTGCCATTTCTGACACTCGAATGGGATGTGGTGGATGATCATCCAGTGGTAAATGATCTCCGCCGTGATAATATCCCGGTTAGCGCTTCGCCCCGTCTCCTTCGGGAAGGTCGTTGCAGTCATCGGGGCGTCGATATAGGCGTTTACTTGGTCGATAATGTCTTTTGTCACCGCATGATAGACATTCGGGTCCACATTCTGGGTAATAGTCATGCACCGGATGTAGTCAATGGACTCCTCCGTAGTCTTGGGCTCTCTGGAAAGAAAAGGTTTGCAGTGCTTTGACTCCCATTTGTAAAGGGAGACCAGAGAGTGCTCCAGCTGGAGAACCTGTTTCTTCGTGTTGATAAAGCACCCGGTAGCGTCATCGAATTGCTCGGACGCCGGTACTACAACCTTCAGCATCTCTGGTCACCTCAGTGTTTTCTCAGTTGGAAGGGGCCAGTGCCGGCGTCTCGCCGTCCTCTTTCTTGGGAGGCGGAATAATGCCGTTGATAAATACGGCCGCGGCATCGTGGTCCGTAGACAGTTCCATAAACAGCTTCACATAGGCCTCCGTCTGAGAGAAGGCGTCCCGAAGCTCCGGGCTCTTGATAAACCGGCGGCCATCCGGGGACTTCTCGCCATAGGCCCGGAGTACGATGTCCTTGAAGGTGGCGATGATCTGCTTGCCGTCCTGTGCCGCCACGATGCGCTGGATCATAGCGGTAAGGCCGCCGTCCACGGATACCACCATCTCGGCCAGTTCAGCCTCGTTCAGATTGAAGTAAAAATCCTCCGTGCGGGAGTTGCCGTTGTAATCGGTGTAGGTAATGGTCTTTTTCAGCATGATGTGCTTCTCCTTTCAATAAATAAAAAAAGCGGAGCCCTCGGTGAATGATATGTACCCCCTTTACTGGACACCCAGTAGAGGGGGTATTATTATGCGGTACACATATGAGTACAAAAGGAAATGTGTAGAACTG